ATACCTGCACTATTTTTTAATAAACTTTCGTATCTAGAACCGTTTATCATATTAGATAGATACCAACCAATAATTATACCTACTCCTAATATTAATATTATGCCTGTTATTATTTCCATTTAGCAACTCTTTTTTCTGCTTCATGAATTATTTTATGGGCGTTTGCTAATATTGTTATCATTTTTTCTTTTTTTTAAATACAATGGTATGTACCATAGAATAATAAAAATAGGTATTGCAACAGCAACCCAAAAGTGTTTATCATTGTTATACCAAATCAACATACCAATAATACTTCCTATATCTACAACAGTATGTATGGCAATCCACCAACCATAGGTTATCTTTTCAATAATTTTTTCTCGTAAGTTTCTTAAATAGGAGCAGTAATGCCTTGACATTGTAAAGCCATTACTCAAAGCAAATACTAATAAAAACAAATAAAAATTATCCATTATTCTCCTTTCTTTCCTTCTTTTTCGTTTAAAACATCTAATAGATGTCTAGTTAATCCTAATAAACTAGAACCCTCTCCTCTTAATCCAGACCAAAATTCTCTATAATCATCTGGGTCTTTTTCTCTAGGAAAATTATCGGCTTCCATTAATAACTTAGAAAAGTCATCTAGTATTTTTTTTACACTTTTTTCATCGTATAATTGCATTACATCTTCTCCCCGGGTTTAAATCCTCTAAATCTTAAAAATCTAGGAAATCTTAAACTCCATTCATTTTCGGTCTCTTGATTTTGTGTAATTGCATCTGCTCTTACTTCTACTATTTGACCAATTAATTTTTCTTTTGCTTTCCAAAATTCTTCTCTATTTTCATCATTTAATCCAGAGCCTACATTAGTTTTAATAAACTTGCCATCATCTTTACCTTCAACAATAAGTGCTCCAAGTTTACCTACATTTTTACCTGTACCTTCTTCAGTACCAATTACTTTTAATGATACTTCAATAAATGGTTTTAATTTTAACCAAGACGTCGTTCTTTTACACTCATATGGTGCCTCTAGGTCTTTTATCATGATACCTTCATATCCCCCGTCTACTGCCCTCTTATTAATCGTTGTGTACGTCTTTTGCCCTTCTTCTGTGTCCAAGTCAACAATTTCATGATCTAATACTTCTATAGTTGTTAGACTTGCCTTGTGTTGTTCGTACCACGCCTTAACCATTTCTGTTCTATCCTTTTGGCTTTTATTCCAAATACCTTTTTTAAAATCTGCTAATGGAATAAAATCAAATAAATGCAGTTTGGCATCTTTGGCAGTTGTAGAACTTTTTCTATGAATTTGTTTCATTAAATCTTGAAAGTTATCACTCATAACTTCGCCATCTAAAATTAATGGATAAGGTGGAGGAGAGTTTTTAACTACTTCACTTATTTCTTTTGCAATATGTCCAAAGTTGATTAGTTCTTTTCCATTTCTACTAAACATATCAACTTTACCATCTGGGTATACAATTGATACAACTCTAGCACCATCTAACTTAACTTCTAACATTTTCTTACCAGTAAGTTTCTTATCGTGTTTTGCAGAGTCTTGTGCTAGTTGGCAAGTGAATACTGGAATCATATATTGTTTAAATTTGTTTTTCTTTGCAACATTGTTTACAGTTTTTTCTGTAACACCACATCTTAAATCTTTAATTAAAATTCTTCTATAAAAACCATTCCATTGTTCTGCCGTTGCTGAACTCATTACAAGTTTAATTGCATCACGAGCCGCGTGTCCTGTAAGTTCTCTATTATAAAGTTGTTCAGCTAATTTTTTAAACACTTTCCATTCACAGCCTTGAGCTGATATAACGTCATCTTTAGTTGGTACTTGTTTAACTCCAAATGTGTATAGTTTGTCTAAACACATTTTTAGACCTTCAAAGAATTCATCTAATCCTTCTTTCATTGCATCTAAAACTATTGCTTCTTTTTTAAGTCTAGAATTATCTGCTTCTAGTTTTGCTATTACTTCTTGTGGTTGTGTTCTCATATTACCTCGGTTTTAAAATTGTATTTTCAGCCATCGCTTGCCAATTATCTGGAAAACTTTTAGCCAAGTCTGCTACTTTAAGTACAGTTCTTAGACTTACTTCTCTTAGTCTTCTTTTATGACCTTCTATCCATTGGATTATTTCTTGTTTAACCTCTTCTGGTAGAGCATATTCATTTAACATACCGTCTCCTACGATTTGTTTAATTCTTAAGATTTTTTCTCTCATAGTATCAATTGTTAAATCTATGTAGTGACATCTAGATTCTAATGCATTTAAATGGTCTCTTAATTTTTTAGACTTTACATTATCAAATTTAATATTAGTAATGAATATAGCAGAACCTTTAAATTCAAAATGATCTGGTACATTCTCCCTACGTAGTGTATGTGAATCTGTATTCCAACATATTCTTCTAGTTCGTTTAGAATCTAACGCCGCTTTTAATAAGTTTAATGATAAGTCATCTAATAAAACACTATCACAATCATCAAATACAATTACATTATCTTTATCTTGAAAATTGTATAATTTGACATATAGTCCAATAGCACTCATGGCGCCTTTAACAACTTCATATTTCTTTTTAGAATCTCCTAATGTAGATATAACTCCATATCTTTCTAAAACTTTTTCAACACCAAATGATTTACCAACACCTGGAGGTCCAGATACTATCATTGCTCTGATGTCTCCTTTTTTGGTTGCTTTAGTCATTGAATCTAAAATTTCAAAACGTTTACGCATTCTTTCAACAACTTCTTCATCAGTTTCTTCTTTACTAGTTTCTGGTGGTTTGTCTCTTAATTGATTTTCGTTATCTAGACTAATTCTTATGTTGTCTTTTGTTGCACCAGGATATTGTGTGAGATCGTCTATTTTTACTGTGATGAATCCACCTTCTTTATGTGGATATGGTTGGTAAGGTTTAACTAATTTAAAAGTTGTATTTTCAACTTTTCTATTTCTGTAACTTCCTTCTAAAACGTATATTTGCCTTTTCATTTTATTATTATTGCCCTCTCTGTTGCCTTTATTATAATAATACTACCAAATAGTCAGAAAGTCAATAGCCAAAGAAGTCAAGTAATTAGCGGGCCATTCGTCATAAAAATAGGGCCAAAATGAATTCAGCCCTATTAATATCAGAACTAACAGAGTTCTATTTGATTAAGCCTTGTGCTAATGCCTTGTAACCTGCACCTATTACTCTTTTAGATGCTTTACCAGTTCTATAAACTTTTGATTTAGAACCTTTAGGGCCTTTATTTAGAAATACTGGAGTTCCTGCAAATCTTAGTGCTTGTATAACTGCACCTGGATTTCCTGCACCATATCTATTTGATATTGTTGCAGTTGAAAGAGCTTTTCCATTTTCTAAAGCACATTTTACTTTTTCTTGTATTGTACTTGTCATTGAGATATCTCCTTAATAATTAATAATTTTCAATGTTATTACTATAATAAAGGAAATAGGTTGTAATGTCAAGTATGCTTGACTACCAAATTTGATTAAGAGAAGAATTTGGATAACTATCAAAAATTTTCATATCGCGATTTAAAACAGTAGCAACTAAATGTATTCTATCTTCTTCTCCACCATTAAAAAAATTGTGATATTTTGTAGTGTCAGTGATCCATACAGATCCATCTGCCGGCATATGATGAACTACATCACCAATACACATACGAGCACCAAAATTTGTTATGATGGGAATATGAAGCCTTGATTCTGGATCCCTATGCCAACTTAATGTTGTACGTGGCATTTTCCAAAGTAATCTAATTCTACCCAATTTATATTTGGTTGTTAATTTATCATATACTTCTTTAAAATAAGTATCTTCAAATAGCTTAACAAATTCTGAATATTGTGATTCATTAATGGGTGCTTCTCTTTCAACTTCTTTATATGTACTATCTGGTTTAGTCCAAAACAATCCTCTAACATTACCACCTGTAATTGAATTCGGATCACCAGGAATTTGTGTTAAGCAAATAGCATTAATATCTCTTTCACCTAATGGCGCTTGTCTTTCTACTCGTGAATCTACTTCTTTAACTGCATCTTGCAGTTTTTTAATATCAAAACAAATGTCTTGATCTCTATAAAATCCTTTTGTCATAAAATCCTTTTGTATTGTATTTACTCTGGTTGATTATTTGTAAGTTCAAAATTGATACCTTGGGCCAAGTTTAATTCTCTACCATAATTAATTGTTACAGTAGTTCTTCTCATATATTGTTTCCAAGCATCAGAACCTGATTCTCTTCCTCCACCTGTATCTTTTTCTCCACCAAATGCTCCACCTATTTCTGCACCAGATGGACCAATATTAACATTAACTATTCCACAGTCTGAACCTACTGCTGAAATAAATTGTTCTGCTTCATTTAATTTTTCTGTGAATATACATGAACTTAATCCTTGTGGCACACTATTTTGCATTTCAATTGCTTCGGGTAATTTGTCATATTGAAATGTGTAAACTATAGGAGCAAATGTTTCTGCCATAGCTAAATCTTCATCATGAACATTATTTTTAGGTTCTATTAAGCACGGTAAAACATAATTCTCTCTATGTTCTTCGTGTTTAGGAGACTCTGTACAATGAGCTAGTTCACCGCCCCATACATCATAACCTTTCATTCTAGCTCGTTCTATTACTTTTTGCATTTTATCAACTGCTTCTTTAGAAATCATAGGTCCTAAAATATTATTTTTGTCTAAAGGATCTCCCATTGCAAGGCCACTCCATTGACTTTTAATTATACCTATCATAGACGAATATACATTTTTTTGGATATAAAGTCTTCTTAATGACGTACATCTTTGTCCTGTAGTTCCTATAACACTAAAAGAAATAGCTTTTGCGGCAAGATTTAAATCTGCGAATTGAGTTACTATTGCGGCATTGTTGCCTCCTAGTTCATACAATCCTTTACCCATTCTTGCGGCAACTTTTGGTGCTAATGATTTGCCCATTTCACAAGAACCAGTTGCACTTAATAATTTAATTTTTTTATCTTCTGCTAACCATACTGCAGGGTCATTGCCTCCTTCTAAGATTAACAATAAGTCTTTTGGATCTATTCCTAAACTATCAACATATTTGCTTTTATAATCATTAACTGCGTCATCAAATATTTCTTTACATCTATATGAGATTTTTATTGTTTTAGGAGATGGTTTCCATACAACACTATCGCCACATACTATTGCTAAACAAAAATTCCAAGCCCAAGGAGCCACTGGAAAATTAAAGGCAGTAATACAACCAACTACACCTAACGGATGCCACATTTCTTGTAGTCTATGATTAACTCTTTCTGAAGACATTGTTAATCCATATAATTGTCTTGATAAACCTACAGCAAAATCACACATATCAATAGCTTCTTGTACTTCACCTATTCCTTCAGTTATTGGTTTTTTACTTTCCATAGTAACACCTTTACCTAATTCGTTTAAATGTTCTCTTAATTTAAGACCAAATATTCTAATTAATTCTCCACGTTTAGGTGCTGGAACTTTTTTCCAACCTTTTTGGACCGTAGTAGATTTATCAATTAATAAATCGTATTCATTTTTTTGTATTTCTTCCATTGTATTTTCTCCTTAAAATAATTTACCTAACAATTTAAGTCCATATAATATACCTATAACAGAAAGAGCACCTGTTATACCTTGGTCTATAAATGCAAGTATTGAACCAACAATTAATAATGCATAGAACACATAAGTTTTCCAGTTCCAAACATAATAGAACCAACCGTGTTCTTTTTTTGTAGGACCAAAATCTAATTTAGGTTCTTTTGCCATTATATATTTCTCCGTATAAATTAGTTATAAAATCTTGATATGGTATATCTTCTTGTTTGATATATCCTGTTCCTGTTAGTTTTCCTTCAGCATATGCTAATGCAACAGAACATACACCAGAAGCAGTTGCTCTTTGAATTGCACTATAATCTGCATCACCATATATTTTATTTGAATATGTAACTTCTTGCAATTTGCCATCTTTTTTACCAATTACAGATACAAGCATTACCACAACATCTGCAGTTGTATAAGGAACTTCTTGGTCAAATAATTCTATAAATTTTTGTTTGTTATGTTTTAAATTTAAATCTTCTAATAAGAATTTCATTTTATCACAGTGTCCTGGATACCTAATAGTTTTATATGATAATGTTCTAACTTTTCCTTTATATGTTTCACACATAGAAGCACTACCTCCTGATGTATTAAATGCTTCATATCTATTTCCATCTATATAAATTGATTCCATACCATCTAGTGGGTGTGCTTTAATATGATCGTAATGGGAAATGACATCACAATAATTTATATATTCATTAAGTAAACCATCAGTTGACCAAGTAAGATAATAAGACATTGCATTGGTAGGATATTTAGGTAATGCTCCAACTCTCATTTTAACTTTATGTGGTTCTTCAAATTGACTGATTAAATTTGCGGCAACAATATTAACTGCCCCAGGCGCCAATCCACATTGTGGCATCATAAATGTTTTTGTATCTAAATTTTTAATATACTCTGAAACTTCTGTATCTTCAGTTAAATCAAAATATGCTACACCTAATTCAGCACAAGATTTTGCAATATTAATATTAACGTCATGAGTAGTTGATGTAATTATTATATCTTTGCCACCTATAAATCTTTTACACTCATTCATATCAGACGCATCTATTTCTACAATAGATTCATCTTTATCCCATGGATTTATATCTGCTAAATGAACTTTAAATATTTCTGGTTTTTTATTTAAAAAGGCGGCAATTGTTCGACCAATTTTACCAACGCCAATTATTCCAACGTTTTTCATTATATTAAGTAGTTATAAATTTTTTAGGACCTGTTGATATAAATTCGAGACCGGAACCCTTACCAATATAAACATTTTTTTCTGGATTCCAGGACATATTTAATTTTACTGCTCTTTGGATTGAAACACTTAAAAACTGTTCTTCTTTAAAACTAAGAACTTCGGCTTCCATTTTTTTACCGTTGTCGGTACATTCAATTAATGCTATATCATCAAAATGTGTTGTCATCGTCGTCGTTCCTTGTATCGTCTTGCCAATCTCTTTTTCTTTTTTGTTCTTTCCAATATTCTCTAGCTGACATTTTAGTTTTATACCAAATATAAAACATAAAGTCTGCCCAAAGATAATTTAGAACATATCCTAAAACTGAAAACCTTATACCCAGAATTACGCCTGGCAAAAACCATAAAGCAAATATCATTAAGAAAATATAATTCTTAAAAAATTCATAAGGTACCGCAAATGTACTCCACGTTAACTCTCTTGCTTTCATTTGCCTCCTAAAGGAAATTAGCTCTTAATTTTTCTGCCTTCTTAATGTTAATTTTTCTGCGTTTTGCTCTTTCTCGTCTTTTAAAACTAGGTTTTTGATAGTACTGTTTTTCCTTCATTAAATCAAAAATACCTTCCTTTTTCATTTTCTTCTTAAGGATACGCATTGCCTTATCTACATTATTATTTCTAACTTCTATTTCCATATACTGTATAATTACCTATAATATAACATTTTCTACACCAAAAGTCAAATGATAGATAAGTAGAATGATGGTTAACGCATTCAGTTTAGGAGATAACAAATGGCAAAGAAATCAGATAGAGCACGCCGAAGAGAACTCCGTAAAGCTGAAAAGAGTCTTAAGTATAGTAACCGGATTAAGCCAAAAGTTGTGGCTCGAGATCCAAAAGCGATACCAATTAACCAAATAATCACCCTTGATTACCTGACTAACCCTAAACTTGATAAATAAGGGATCTTACCGAATTATCTTTCTAAGTTCAATCCTATAGTGGAGAATTTTTGTTTCCAAGCATAAAATCTTTTGTTATGATTGGCATAAGGATCTTTTTGGATTTGCATTTGATAAAGATGTACCATTTCGTGTGCAAGAGTTTCAATAAAATCTTTCCACGTTCTAAATTTTGAAGCTAATTCCATTTCTATCCATAAAGTATGATTATGATAAGGAATTTTTCTAGAGTTATATGTTCCTACAGGAGTTACTCTGCTGTCCCAATCATAAACAATTTGTCCACGAGCATTATGAATTCCTTTAACATAGATATCAGGCATCCATAATCTATTGCCAAACAGGGCTTTGTTCAAAACTGAAAACCAGCTCTGAGCTTGGGCAATTGTAGGTTTGAAATTTTTCACACCCTCTCTTTTTTTAAGTGCTTTTTTCACTCGTAGTTTATGTTGAATTCGCTTCTGCATACTATAGTAATTATCAAAATGTATGCAGTTATTATCTGATACTTAAAAACGGGTAATTATGGGTGATTATATACGCAGTTAATTTTAGCTATATTTTTCTTGAGTCCAGGACTGAGATCCTAGTAAATTATGTTCAGCCCAACGGACAAATAATCCAAGCTCTTTTCCATGGGCTTCAATTTCCCAGGGTCTATCCCAATAATTTAAATTCTTATCTATAATTTTACTTTGCCATTTAGTAGATCCGCATCTTTCCAAGTCCACCATTTCTCCTTTAGCATATTGTTTTATGTGAACCATTTCATGGGCAATTGATTCCATAATTCTTCTTTTTGAAACTGTACAATCTATGGTAATAGTAAATTCTCTTGGTTTGTGATTTTTGTCATCAAAATCAACTTCACCTAACACACCTGATTCTTTATGCAGATTTTTATCAAATTCTACGTCAACTGAAATTGTATTATATAATTGTTTAGATAAAATTGTTTTACCACAATAGTCAACTATGCTATGTGCTAAATCGTATAATTTTTTATTTCCACCACTAATAGTAATATTCATTATTCTGTATTTTCGGCAATAGTTTTATCGTTTGCAATTTCTCTTGCTACTGCTTGAATATCCTCTATCATATATTTTACTTCTTGAGGATGAGCAGTATCTTTTAATAGTGCAAGGTCTTTAGATTTTTTGTGCATAACATCTACTTTATGTACAAATTCTTTTAATGTATGGTACGGTGCTGTCATCATATTATTATAGCAAATTTTTGGTTGTATGTCAATGCTAGACAAGTGTTGGTATTATTAGCTTATTTTAGGGAATAATATGTCTGTACAAAATTTTTCAACATCTTGTTCTTTTAGACCCAATGACTTCATTACTCTTGGTGTATGGGGGTTCATAGTTTGATTGGAACAATAATAGTTTTGTGCTTTAATTGTGTCATCTTTTTTTGCAGTATCTGAATATTGTCCTATACTATCAAAATAAACTTTAAGATTGTTAATTGCTAAATCAACTATTGCAGTTGCTTCTTCATCTGTTCTAACATTACCAGCGGCAATCATACTACTTGAAAATATGTTTTGTGCCCATTCAGGTAATTCTCTTTTTTTGCTAGGTATATAATCTGCTACTGCATCTTTATACCAGTCTACTAAAGGATGTTGTTCTCCACCTGAAGATGCAGAAAAATCATGAAAGGCCCCTGTCATTTTATTCTTACCTGCTATAACATCAAAGCCATATATAGGTCCGTTGTTATCAAGATTAGGAAAGACGCATACGTGCATCATCCAAAGAGCTTTTGTATCTCTAGCATCTACTACATCTATATGGCAACGTCTACAATGATTAGTATGCCACACCCTGTTCATCCAACCATTTTCAGGTTGATTGAAATGGTCCATGCCAGGTTCAGTTATTTCTGTACCTCTAGTATTAAACTCTTTAAGTATTTGATTTTGACACTCTATAAGTTTATTCCAAATAAAAGATTCATTTTTCATTTTCTAATTCTTTTATTCGGTCTTCCAGGACAGATATTGTTGTATGAATATGTCCAGTGTCCGTTGGTTGAAGTAATGTTTTAAGATGTTCTACTTCTTTTTTAAGAATATTAACCCTTATCATATTTCCACTAAAGTCTTTTTTAGTTGGATTAGAAATTTGTGTTACTGCTCCTCTTATTATAGATAGTCTAGTCATTAATCTTTTAAAGGATCATCTTTGGTGTTTCTATTATCTTCGTCATAAATTTGTGTACTTAATTCTTTGAATAGTTTAGTAGCAAAATCGAAAGCAATTATTGCCTCATCTTTCATATCATCATTTAAATTTTTTCTTACATCAGCTTTCATTTCGTCAATTGGTTTAGGAAAATCATACAAACGTCCTTTACCAGGTATACGTTTTCTAATCATTTGACCTCCACTTAAATCTGCCATATGACGAACATAAATGTGGGCCATTATTTTTTGTTTGTCATCTTTTATTGATTTAATATGATCTATAAATTCTTTTACAACAGGTGCTACATAAGGTTTTTTGAAGTCTGGATCGTCGACATTTTCGGGCCATAACTCTTTAAAGTCTTCCCATATAGATGGAGCTCTTCTAAGGTCTTGATTCATTACTCCATGAAGCATACCAAAGGCTTCTAATACATCATAACAAGGATGTTGATTGTATAGATAGGTAGCATATAATTCTTTTGGTATTTTGCCACTCATAAGCAGATTGGCAAATTTATGCCTTTCTGCCTTCTTATGATGTTCCCAAGTTAATTCTTTTAATTTGCTCATTCTTTTTCTCCTTTTTATGATGTTCCCAAGTTAATTCTTTTAATTTGCTCATTCTTTTTCAATCTTTATTTGAAGTGGATATCCCAAACTTCTACTTTCGTTTGTTGCCTCCATACCTTTTTGTTCTGCTATTTCGTATGTATAAATTCCAACAATTATAGAACCCTCTTTATGAATTCTCAAAGTAAGATCACGAGCCGTTTCGGGTGTGTGTTTAAATATTTTGATTAATATATCAATTACAAATTCCATAGGAGTTACATTATCATTCAAGAATATAACTTTGTAATTTTCAGGTTCTTTAACAACCTGTTTTATTTTTTCATCTATTTTTACTTCTATGTCAGTACTCATATAATTTATTTATAAAGCAGGGCGTATTTGATAACGCCCTGCCCATATCCATTAATTACTTAATGTCTATTTTTTAAAAATATTGAACAAGTTAGGTTTTAATACATCTTCAAACCAGTCTTGCCAAAATTGTTGTGTTTTCTTTTGATATTCTTGGGCTTTCACAGGTTGTTCCTTTACAAATTTTTCTACTTGTACTTTCCATTCTGCGTAAGTTGGAATATCTAAATCAAATTTAAACATTTTATCTCCTTATTTAATGTCTATTTTTTTAGCCTTTTTATTCTCTGGAACTATTCTTTCCAAAGAAACTCTTAAAAGACCATCTTTAAGTTCAGCACCTTTTACTTCTACGTCATCCGCAATTGTAAAAGATTTAGAAAAATATCTTTGAGATATTCCTCTATGCACAACTCCATCTTCTGAATTGCTTGTTCTAGCTTCTTTGATAGATTTGATTGTAAGCATATTATCTTTATACTCTATATCAATATCTTTCTTACTGAAGCCAGCAAGAGCAACTTCAACATCGTGGGTGTTTTCACCTGTTTTCACAATATTGTAAGGTGGGTAGTTGATACTGCCGGAACCATTAAAGATTTGATCACCGTCCATCATTCTTTCGAAATGATCGAACACGTTGTCAAATCCAATAGTTACGGGTCTTAGTTGATTAAAAATTGATAGGGCTTTATTTGTCATAATTGTCCTCCTTTTTTAAGCAAGTTATGTGTACGAGACCTATCATAGCATCACGTACAGTATTATTTATCATACTATTATAATATAAACACTATTTCCCGAAAAATCAAGAGCCTAAATTAGCCAAAATATCATACCAGCCTCTTTTTACGCCAAGTTTAAGACTTTTTCCGGTAACTTTATTTGTCTCCATATGGTACGGTTGTTTAATATATCTAACACCATGAATTATTTGTTTACCTTCTACATCTGCATATAATATTTTTAACTTGTCTAATTGTAAACCTAATGCGTTGGTAACTATTTTATCTTCATTAGTCCAAGTGCCTAGTTCATGACTTTGACCATGGAAATAATGTTTATCTTTTAAAGTACTCATATTACGATTGAATATACCTGTGCAAAATACAGTAATACCATGTTTAGCTAATTTTTTAATAGATAATTTTTCAGTTAATACTGTATGATTGCCCAATCCATCAATTTCTTCTATAGTTAAATAATTTTTGTAATTAAGTTCGGCACCGGCGGCGTGTGCTATACTATCATAATCATACCAATCAGATGATTTTAATTGGGATTCATAGGGAACATAATTTAATTCATTCATATCACGCAACTCTGCTAGATACTCTCCTAGTTTGCGTGGACCTTTTCTTTTCCAAAAGTCGTGTTGTTCTTTTGTTATTGTACCCATTACTGATTCATATCCTAATCCAGTAAATCTAATAGTATAGTGTTTGGGTATATTGATTATACTATCAATTAGTTGTTTTCGTGTTAGTTGTATTGTCATTTAAATCTTTTAGGATTGTTTTTAATGGATCTAAATTATAGATTCTATTACTGCTTATTAAGTTGTAAGGTTTAGGTTTAGGTATGTCCATACAAACATAAAAAGTTTTGCTTTTGGCTAATAGGTATCCAATTAACCAATTATCTAATCCAGTATTGTCTATATCTAAAATAATATTATCAGCTAGACTAGCCGTTTCAATTAACCAATTAGCACTATCTTTATTTTCTTGTTCGTCATACATATAAAGATTAATGTTAACATCTACTTCTTTTATAATTTTATTAAACTCATCTTTAAAGGTATCCTTTAAATTAATCAAAAGAATACTCCTATTCTCATTTAATAGTTTATCAGGTGGTGTTATCAACTTAATTTGTGACATCAAGTTATTTTAGCATAATGGATGGTAAATGTCAATGTTATGATTCGTCGTCTTCTTTTGGAGTTGTTTTTTTACGAACTTGGATATTTTTGTCTCTAACTATGTAATTTATTGGGAATACTTCTTTATTTGGTTGCTCTACTGGTTCGTCAGTCTTTTTTTTTCTACGTCTGAATCTTCTTTTTCGGCTTCTTTATTTGCCGCATCTACCCATTTATTCCAGCTTTCTAAATCTTCTTGTTTTTCAAGGTTGATGTTTTCCCAGGGTAGTTTATCTATAAAACCTTTTACATATAATTCTTTATGTCTTTTTATGGTATCTTCTGGATTTCTTCGTTTCCACTCTGCTTTTTCGTTTTGCCATTTATTTTCTTTTTCGTCATATGTAATTAGACGTTTTTGTTCGTCATCATCAAGTGTTCTTAAAACTTCTGTTTGTTTGTCTTCACCTATTTTTATTAGTTCTTCTTTTAATTCTTTTTCAACATTGTAATTGTCTATTAATTCTTTTGTTGCTACATTACGTTCAGGTAAAATCATTGCAACATCTGCCGTTGTAGGAACAGGTTCCATTGGAATAGGTATTGGTTTTTGTTCAGTTTCCATATCGTATTTTACTTGATCTTCATCAAAGCCGTCTTTATATTCATCATCAATTAATTCATCAAGTAGTTCATCTTCTCTTTTTTCTTTAGCTTCTTCTTCAGCTATAGCTTCTTGTTCTTCAGCAAATCCTTTTGCTAGAAGTTCTGAAACAGATGGTTCAGGTACTTTATCTTCCATTTCCTTTAATTCCTCTACTTCTGCAGATGGCGAGTGTTTGTCTATGCTATCTAACATAGTTTGTTGATCTTTTGCTAATTTACTACTATTATCTTTAATTAGGTCTGATGCTTTAAGTGTACCACTTGGCTCTTTAGGTGGCAGTTCAGGTGCTTTAGGTTTACTTGGTGGTGTACTTGGTGGTGTAGGATCTTCAGTGTCGTCCTCCCACGTATTAGGAAATCTTCTTAGCATACTTTGATTAGCCGCTAATAATAATGCAACTGCAAGTGGGTCAAATACACAAATTATAATTAGGATAACCCATCTTACTGCTTCGTTTGTATCAACCTTTTCTGTTACTCCCCAATCAATTACAAGTGCGGCAATGTATTTTACTGGGCCAATTTCTGCTTCTAATTTAATCATTTTTGCCTCTAATGGTTCTCGATCAATGATTAAATTATCTATATTGTTTTGTGATTTTAATATGTTTTCTTCTGCTACTTCTATTTGTGCATAAACACCCGATTTGTCGTCAACACCGCCTTCTCTTAACTTCTCAATTCTTTTTTGTATAACGGCAGTATCATTTGCGTAGTCTTCTTTAAGTTGAGCTATTCTGCTTTGGGATTCACTTATTTTTATATTAATACCTGCTCGTTCTTCTTTTTGTGATTCTTTTAATTGTTTAGCCGCTTTTTCTTCATTAAAGAACGATTTGTTTGAAGTTAATACATCACTAACGTCTTTATCCAATACTTTCATTCTATCAGTTAAATTTTCAATGTTTTTAGTCTCAACTCCTAGTAAAATCTTGAATTTGTCTTCTACTGCTTTTAAATTCTCTTTTTCAATGCTTATTGCATCATCGTTAGTAGTGCTTGTTCTTGAAAGACTCGTTTCAGCTCTTTCTATAATAAGAGTTTGTCTTTTGATATAGGTTTCTTCGCTTGTAATTTTGCTATTGATTATTTGAATTCGTTGTACAACTGTATTTTCTGCTAGGTTCTGTTCTAGGTGGGCTTTGGATAAGAACCCAAATATACCCATAGACGTTATTAAACTTAATACAACCACGGCTGTGGCGAGATAAAATTTTAAGAGAAACCGAGTTTGTTTCCAGTTCCGATACAACCAACTGGCGGCTATTAGTTTACCAACCTCTAATACTGAACCCATAATAACCACTGGCACGAAAGCACCAGGGAAGATTGTAGCCAATCCTATTACTGAATAGAAGATTGCTACACCCGATATTGAAAGGGCCGAAATTAATGTAAGAAGTGCGATAAACATATAGTATTATTTAAACTAATACTTATCGCTTTTAATACTATCTGATAAATTGCCAACCGTTGTATGCGACGTCTTTACAAGCGGTTTCTGTGAAATCTCTGATCTTACCTTTTTTAGATATTTGTGTGAATAATATTCGACAATATCCACTACCGTGAGGGTAGCTAGATACTATTTTTACTAAACCAAATGTTTGGTTTTTGTCATTATACCATTTAACAACTTCACCTTCTGGTGCGTTGTTTAGTGCAAAAAATACTGCCTGCATCTGCTTAACTTGGTCTTCTTTTTTAAGCATATTTTTATTGTATTTTATTGCGTTGTATATCGTATGTGTCCAGTGATTAGTATTATTGAAGTCTTTTTCTACACTCTTAAAAGTACTTTCGCTATTAAGTTCAACATTTTTAGTTGAGCTACAATTTACTAATAATAAACTACTTAGGATTATACACAATTTCCCAAGAGCCGTCAAATTTTTGGCAAACATAACCTTTCCTTTTTACAAATGTTCCATTTAAAAATATATCAAACCAGAACTCTCTACAATCTTTTGCTATACCACTATAATGTAGAAAGTCTTTTTTACCATCATCACATACCATTGTTTCTATGGTTTCTTGATTTATAATAGTACCGTTGGCATCCTTTGTGATAATCGTGTGTGTAGTTGCGTTGCAGTATTGGTCACTCCAAGGACCGCCAGCATTAGCTTCAGCAGTACACACCAGAGTAAGGGTACCTAATATTAATAATAGTTTCTTCATAGGTTACCCCTACTGCTTATTCGATTGGTCTAATATCTCATCAGATACTTTTGAAATTGAACTGCTTAATTTCATTGCTTTTTTGCTTTCAATTAATGCAACAATTTCATTAACATCTTTTTGAGATATTTTCATTAAAACAAAGGATCTATAGTTGTTTTTGTCTTTGTTATATAAAGTCAACTTCTTCTCTAAAGAGTATGTTCTTAATACAGTCTTTGAAATAAAGTTAACAATAACATCTTCAGATTGTTCTGTACCTTGTACATTTTCAGCAGAACCAGTTTCGTTATAAACGATAGATGTCTTATTATTCATCTCACCATTTATTCTGTCAGTTATTTTAGCCTTTGCTTTTAATACTGCCTTTTTCATAGACATTTCCATATCAGGCGATACTGCAACAGCCACGGCATAAAAATAACCGTTTCTGAAGATCAAGCCTTCTTTTCCGTTATCTTCGTGATTTAAGTACCACGCAGGAACGGTTTTATGTTTGGAATTATCAGTGGGCAGTTTCACCATTCTGTTCGCACAAGCATTCAATAAGAACACCATTGCAAATAAAATAGTTAATAGTTTAAATGAGCCTTTCATTTTGCCTCCTTGATTAAAAGTATTCATTATCTATATTATATAGAATCACTACCAAAAAGTCAAGGTTTTTGTTCGATTAAGATGTCTTGGTTTTGAAGGCTTTTTTGGTAGTAGTTTACCAAAATGTTAAAATACAACCTAGAAAAGGTCGTTTTCTTCGTCTTCTTCTTCTTTTTTTTGAGAGGCTTTATGGTATGCATAACCAAAGCCAACGACTGTCAGTGTACAGCCTATAAGTCCTAATAATAATCCGTCTTCAAATGTCATCTTCTCATATTAGCAATATCTTTAACATCTTGTTCTTCAAATACAGGTACTTGATTTGATTTATGCATTGTTGCTATTCCTATTAGTTTTCTTTCGCCTGAATATTGCATTCGTTCTTTTTTAGCTGAAGTTCCCACTGGGATTTTGTCTGATGTTGGTGGATAGTTATCGTCGGTTGTATAGCTAGGAAACCAACTTTCCTTTGTTAATTTTTTCCATCTTCTTCTTAAACTTATTCTATCAATTCCTAATTTTTTAAGCCAAGTCTGATGTTCGGTACGGATTTTTCTTAATCTTGCCGTATTAGGTAATTTGCGTCTCATAATGTTATGGTAAGTTTTTATTTAATATAGCACTATATATTAAATGGTCATAGTCTTTGTTTTCACTCCAAGCATTTAAACCTTGAATTAATTTCTTATAGTTCCATCTACCTTCTTTTAATTGTTTTGCTCTTTCATCTCTAAAAGGTTTATAAGCAGGATGTCTATTAATAATTTCTATCATATCGCGAATACTTTCACATTTATGTTTGTATTTTTTAACACCCCAATCTGCATCTGGATTACCTTTTGCTTTCATTTGTGGTATTTTAGAATCCCAAGTTCTAACTCCAAATAATGCATTACCTTCTATTGCAAATCTGCTAGTACCCCAGCCTGATTCAACACCAGCCATTGCTATAATAATTGAACTAGGTATTCTTTTTTCTGTTTCTGTTGTATAATTTAAATAATCTACACATTGTTTAACTGCATAGATAAAAGAATCAGGATCATTATACATAAATTCGGGTTGATGGATATCCAAATATAAAGATACTTCCATATCTTTTTTATTTTGCATAGTTATTTTGTCTAGTTTAATATTAATTTTAGCAAAGTGTTCTTTTATACTTTCAAACATTGATGAAGTAAGTTTGCCTTCTGCCACTGGATTTGGAAAAAATGTTCCATAAGAAAAGGATATAGAAACCACCATACCTACTGCAAGAGTATAATGGAACCATTTTTTTAAAGATTTTAATAACTTCTTATTACTATCAAAAATCTTAGAATCTTTATGTTTTTTACGCATAATCTATTTGTAATTCGTATTTATTTTAACACATACTATAATATATGAAGATTCTGGCAGTGTCAATGATTAAAAAGTGTTGATATATGCGATTATTTTACGTGTTCTTTACAAGCCTCGTACCAAAATTTACCACTATCACGAAGAAGCTCGTTTTGTTCTCTAAGATTTTCTAGTCTTTTTTCGATTAATTTCCATTGGTAGTCAGAAATGGGTTTATTATTCTCGTATAATTTTTTGAGTCGTTCTATAGCATTGTCAATAGAAGGACAAGTAAGATCAGGTACTTTTGGAGCACTCTTTTTTAACTTTCTAAAAAACTTCTTTTTTTTAATGCTATATCTCATACGTATATATTTAGAAAGTTTTTAGTAAAAGAAAAATGCTAATTTTAAAGTTATAAGGTAAGTTAAAAATAAACATAGGGGCCGAAGCCCCTATGCTGGTCTATGTTCTGTTGCCGAGATTAACCTTTCTCCGAAATGGCAGTATTAAACTGCAACCAGTTCTCTGTCAGCAAAAATGCTAACTGGAACTGTCACTTCAGGTTTAAATGCTAATGCATTTATAAATTGGACGTTACTTCGTGCCTACTAGATAGACTCCATTTGTCTTTACATTCCGGTCGATCCTAGTTCACCCCCGTTAAACACTTAAACCTTAAAATGTTTCACGTGGAAGAATTTGGTGGAGGTGGTCGGTACTGCCCCGACGTCCCTGAAATTTATTACCCAAACTTCAACGTCTACAGTAATATTTATAACATCTTTTTATTGATATGTCAAAGACATCGATGGTACAGTCTGGTATGCTGTTTTATGTTGGGAGGATTATTCTACAATGCGTTTAAGATTTCCTGCTACTTGTCGTCCTCGAAATTCTACCATCTCATACTCCATTAAGTCGCCGTCATGGACGTCGCTTAAATTTGAAGCCTTTAAAGCAGATACGTGTAAAAACACGTCTTTACCTTCTTGATCTGGTGTGATGAATCCGAAACCTTTAGCGGAATTAAACCATTTAATTTTGCCTGTTGCCATATTCTTCTTATGTGATCTCTTCTTATTAATTATTATCTTACTGAATTATTTATATGAATTCCTGAAAAAGGGTGTTGTTGGCATGGATAATCGATTAAATCCACGCCAACTTTAAAATTACATAGAATTTTTCTTTTCTTGTATTTCCTTACGTCTAGCTTTAGCAAGTTTCCCTAAATTTCCTAGGGCCTTTCTAGCTCTAGCCGCCGCGGCTTTAATTCCTTTAGTTTCAAAAGCTTCGTTTTCTTTAACGTAACTTTCTACAGCCTGAGTAATCTGTTGATGTGTCTCACTCATGATTTTTATTCTCCTTAATTATAACGTTATAAATCTCCATCCAATTCTTAACTCTCCGGACTGGAGTTTCATTAGTATTGTAGCTTCTATTGTGTGGAAGGTCAAGCAATAATGAATTCAAACCGTGAGCCGCACCATCTTCGGCATTAATTGGTTTGTCTTCTATCCAAAATGTTCCTGGCTTGTACCGTTTCAGGACATCTATCTTATCGGCTCCTTGATCCAAAAATGTAATTTCATTAAAAACATTACCAAAAATATTTTGGAGGTTTTCTCTTCTTAATTGGTTTGCTTTTGAATCTAAAGTTTGTGATGTTATTACATCAAATTTGTATCCTAGATCCGATAATTTTTTTATATATTCAACACTACCTTCGACAGGTTCTAAATCTTTCATCCAAGCACTTTCATTGAATACTTTTATAAAGACTTTACTTTGACCGTCTCCTAAATGATAATTCATATCTATGCTATAATGATCTTTAGCAAATTTAGTAAAGCCTTGAGTTACCATCCATTCGTCGAAACCTTTCTCCCAGAGAAGTAAGACTCCATCGCAGTCTGTTGCTATTATTTTATTCATTTAAATATCCATCTAATCGAAATGACTCAATATCTCCGCCATTGTACAAAAAACATTCTACAGCAGATTTTATTTCATTAATAGATGATCCATATTCACCATAAACATCATATTCACCAGTTTCTTCATGTTGATCACTTTCAATAAACACACGGTAATCTGTATTATTACCATTGCCACCATGAGTAATAGAAACTTTTTCGTCAGAATCCCAATGTAGAAAATCTGCATCGTTGTCCATATCTTTTTTAAGTTTTTCGAAGTTTATATGAGAACTATTAATTTTAGGTGTTTTTTTATTCATTAAGTATTATGTTAATTTGAGACCTGAAGTCGATTCGACATATTTTTTAGCCATTTCTGCTTCTGTAGGTGAGTAGGCCATAATACTATTTCTGTGGATTCTAAATTCTTGATGTTGTGGGGTAGAAAACATAAAAGGTCCTAACCCTATTCCTTTTTCTGTTCTGATTAACATCATAGGACGTTTTATTATAAATTCTTTATCAGTTATTTCTATTACCCTTCCTATAACTTCTTCACCGGTATTTAATTTCATTGATATTGTTTGGTCGGGCTTAATCTCTAGCATATTTCTCCTTATCTATTTTTTTAAAATGTTCTACTAGATTGTCATAATTTCCTATTAATTTTCCGTCTAAGACAATTTGAGGAACAGTTCGGACATTAGGAACTGCTTCTAATAATTGCTCTGTAGTCCAGCCTTCACCAATCATTCTTTCTTCATATACAATTTCTTTTTGTTCTAAAAGTCTTTTAGCCATATCACAAAAATGACATTGCATTTTAGACCAAACTATATTCGACATTTAATTATCCTTTACTTCTGGAATAGGAATTGCGCCTATGCCTTCATCGTGAAGTTTTTTAACTTCGTTATCAGTTGCAGTACCGAAAATGTGATCGTCTCTTTCTCCTTTAGATGCTTTTCTGGCTTCCTTGGCAAAATTACGACCAACGTCTTCACAGTTCTTTGTAACCCAATTATTTAAATTTTTTAATGCTTGTCTACTATTAAAAAAGACTTTGTTCTTTTTATCTTTCTTTGGCGATTCTTTAGTTTTAGTTTTGACAATACTAGGAGCCATTAGTGCTCTCCTAATATTAGGATCATCACACATAGGACAAAGTAGTAAATTTTTCTTTTTTTGATCTAGGTATGCAGTTTCAGAATCAAACCACCCTTCGAATTTATGGTCGTGTGTGCATAGTAAATTATATTTCGCCATCGTACTTAATTCTCCAATCACTTTTGGTATTGTTCTTTTTGTCCATATAATCTAGTATAAGATTGATTGCGAGAATTGTCAAGCCGAATCCAATAATCATCCAAAGTCCTTTGCCTTCTTCCCAATTGGTTAAAAGAAACCAAAGTACTTCCATGCCGTCCATATTTTGAAATTTATCCATTATAATTTAAATTTAGAAAATTGTCCTTCTTTTATATCTTGATTAATACCACCAATTAAGTATGACTCTACTTCTGTTTCTTGTGGAGCAACTTGTAATTCTCTTGAACTTAACCAATGTCTAGTCCAAGGTAATGGATCTTGAGATGGTGGAATATCATATATTGGATCAAAGCCCAAAGCTCTTAATCTTTTATTTCCAGTCCATTCTACGTATCTGTGTAAAAGTTTTTCATTTAATCCTATTAAAGATCCTTCATTAAACAAATGCTTTGCCCAAGCCTTTTCTTCTTCTACACAATTTTTAAACATTTGAATAACTTGTTTATCGCAACTTTTAATAATTTTTTTCATTTCAGGGTCATCGCCTTTTTGCCAATTTTTAATTATACGTGATGTTAGGTTTAAATGCGTAGCTTCATCTCTAGCAATTAATGATAATATTTTAGCAGAACCTTCCATAAGTTTAAGTTCGCCAAATGCAAATGTACAAGCAAATGATACATAGAACCTTAGTCCTTCTAATAAATTAACACTAAACATTGCCAAATACAATTGTTTTTTAACTTCTTTAAGATCACCTTTACCTTTTACAAAATAATCCTGTGCCACACTTCCAAATGTATCATAGTTTTCTGTAACTGATTTTGCTCTTTTAAGTATTTCTTTGTCTGTTAAAATAGTATCAAATACTTCAGATGGATTAGGATAAACGTTCTTCATAATATGTGAATAAGCTCTTGAATGAAGTGCCTCCATAAAATCCCAAGTTACTATGCAACCTTCTAGTTCAGGTAATGAACAGTAAGGAAGAAACATTAAAGCAGGGCCTCTGCCTTGTACACTATCTAACAATGTTTGGTATTTTAAATTTGATGTGAATATATGTTTTTGTTCTGGACGGAACTGTGCGTAATCTGATCTGTCTTTTTGTAAACTTACTTCCTCGGGTCTCCAAAAATATCCAAGCATAGTTTGATTAAGTTTATCAAATTGAGGATATTTGAATATATCATACCTTTGTACATTTAGGTCCGCACCAAAAAACATTGGTTGTTTTGTAAAGTCTATATTGCTATCTTTATTGAATACTGATTTGCTCATAAGTCGTAATATTATATAGTACAAGCATCACAGTCTTCTCCTGAATTTGTATCTACTAATTCAGCAACTTTCTCTTTTGATACTTCTCCGTTAATTTTTGCATCACCATTTATTCCAGTAATTGGTTTTTCTTTTAAATGGTCATAAATTTTGCTAGTGTCAATTCCTGCTGGCTGTACATCTTCTTCTTCACCTTTAAAGTCATAAGTGTTTTGGTAATAAGCCGTTTTCCATCCATATTTGTATGCATTAAGCATATCCTTCGCCATTGCAGATAAAGGAACTTCATTATTTTCATAGTGTAATGGATTGTAACTCCAGTTACCACTGATAGCTTGGTCAAAGTATTTTTGCATTACAGAAACAACTTTAATATATCCGTCATTATTTTCCATATCCCAAAGTAAAGTATATGCGTTTTTAAGTTTAGGATAACCTGGAACTATTTGTTTCAATGGACCTTTTTTACTTTTTTTAATTGATAATATTGCTCTTGGTGGTTCAATTCCATTTGTTTCATTACTAACTACAGAAGAACTTTCACTTGGCATTTGAGCTGTTACTGTTGAATGTCTTAATCCGTGTTTTAAAATATTTTTTCTTAAAGTTTCCCATGCCATTCTTTGTTTATGTGGCACAATTTTATCAACATCTTTTTTATAATGATCTATTGGTAATTGACCATCTGAATATGTTGTTCTATCAAATCTTTCACATTTTCCTTTTTCTTGTGCTAATTCATTACTAGCTTTTAATAGATAAAATTGAAATGCTTCAGATAATCTATCAACGGCCTCCCAAGCGCCTTGTTCACTATATTTGTAGCCTTGTTTTGCTAGGTAGTGTGCTAATCCAATATAACCAACTCCTAAAGAACGTCTTGCTTTGGTGCTGTTCTCTGCCGCCTTAACTGGATAATTTTGATAATCAATTATTTCATCTAAAGCTCTTATAGTTAAATCGCATATTGGTTCTAATTCTGACACGTCACTTATTGTTCCAACATTAATTGCAGAAAGAATACAAAGTGCAATTTCTCCTTTTTCATCATCAATGTGTTGAATGGGTTTTGTAGGTAATGTAATTTCTTGACATAAGTTTGACATTGTTATTCTGTCTTTGAAGGATGAGTGAGTATTGCAATGGTCTATATTCATAATATAAATTCTGCCTGTTTCTGCTCTTTCTTTTAATATATCAAAGAATAATTTTTGTGCAGATACTTTTCTACTGTCAATTGATTTATCTTTTTCATATTTTAAATATAGTTCATCAAATTTAGGTGTGCCCCAGGCTTTCATTAAACTAGGTACTTCGTGTGGAGAGAATAATGTAATGTCTCCTTCAGTAATAAATCTTTCATAAAACAATTTAGAAATTTGAATTGAGTAATCCATTTTTCTAGCTCTGTTGTCTTCAGTTCCTTTATTATTTTTAAGAACTATAATGTCTTTAATTTCTTGGTGCCATATAGGAAAGTGTACTGTTGCGTTTCCACCGCGTACTCCATTTTGGGTACAACTTCTAACTGTAGCTTCGAACTTTTTAAGAAACGGAATCACGCCTGTGTGTTGTACTTCTCCACCTCTTATTTTAGAATTAATTCCTCTTATGCGTCCTGCATTAATTCCTATACCTGCTCTACGTGCCACATATAAACCGATTGCCATATCACTAGAAAAAATTGAAGGAAGAGTATCATCACTATCAACTAAAACACAACTTGCGAATTGTTTAATAGGTGTTCTAACTCCTGCCATTACTGGTGTTGGAATATTAATTTTAAATTGTGATATTGCATCATAATATCTTTTAACATATTGTAATCTATTTTTTTCTGGATAGTTAGCAAATAAGGTTGCCGCAATCATCATATACATATCTTGTGGTGTTTCGTATAATTGTCCTGTACTTCTATCTTGTACAAGATATTTGTCTACTACTTGTCTTATTCCAGCATAAGTGAAATTTAAATCTCTGTCTCTTCGTATCCAAGAATTAAGTTTTTTTGATTCTGTTTTAGAATATTTTTCCATGATGTCTTTGTCATAAACACCTGATTGGACATTTCTTTCAATTAATTTAGGCAAAGGCATATATTCATATTGTCCGTGTGCTTCTTTACGTACATCATATAAAAGTAATCTTGCCGCGGCGAATTGATAGTTTGGTTGATCTAGAGTTATTAAATCATTTGCTGACTTAATTAGGATTTGTTGAATTCCTTTAGTTGTTATTCCATCATAAAATTGAATATTAGCATTCATTTCTATTTGAGATGAGCTAACACCAGGTAAATCGTTACAAGCTTCTTCAACTACAAAATGAATTTTATTAATATCTAATTTTTCTAGTTTGCCTTTACGTTTTTGTACCTTAATCTGTGAATACGCCTGAGTTGTAGTAGTTTCCATAAAATTATTTTGTTTTGTCCCTGTCCGATGTATTCTTTAAAGTACTATTTATTTTATATTTATGATTAGCTTATTATATGCAATTTTTTTGTTTTTGTCAATTTATATTTGCTTCGTTTTTGTAAAAATTTAAAAGGGTAATATGGTACTAAAACTAAAGGTTGTTAGTTAAAGTACCATATTATAATTATCTAAGAAAATTTCTATTAAGAAAGAACCGAAACGTGGAAAAGTAAGCCTGCATTGTCTCCAGCAGTAGTATTTTTAACATAAAATACCAAAGTTTCCTTTGTTGTGTCGCCATTTTCGTCTGATAATGCAGTTGTGAATTCTAAATTAGTTTGATAAGATGCATCACCATCGTAATTATATTCATCTGCTATTTTAGTAGTACCTTGTGCTATATTAAGCATTACATTTAATTCACCATGTCTTGTTGCGTTAACTGTATTGCTTAGATATGTATAATCAATTTTATATTTTTTATTTGAATCTGCTGGTAATCTAAATAATCTTTGTGTAGTTGGTACATAACCAACTGAAGCATCAAACGTATATGAAAAAGTACCTGCAAACTTTCCTTCTATCTCTGGAATATATGCAACATTAGATAAATTTGAAGTATCAGATGATAAAACTTTTGTTCTAGTAAAGTGATCTGCGTGAGATGAATTATTTTTAGATTCAAATTTAATTACTCCAGATATTGGTCCATTTTCTGTACCACCATCATTTCCAACTAATGCATAAGAATTATTTGCACTAACATTTCCATAACCTTCTTTAACCCAAAAACCATTTTTATCTATGTTAGCAAATCTTGAATTAGTAATAGTATTGTTAATAGGTCCTGTAGCCATTGCTACATTTCCTAAATTTGTGCCTCTACCCCATACTACACCATATCCTAAATTTTCAAATATGCTGTTTGTAAAAGTATTATTAACAATATCATTATCTGAAATTATTCCATTGCTCCAACCATCTACATAAAATTTGTTAAAATTATTATTTGAACAAGTAACAACAGAACTTAAACTTGCTAATTTAATTCCTGCTTCAGCACCATTTTGAATTGCTGTTCCTGTAGTCCACGGTCCTTTTAATTTAACATCTTCAAAAAAACTATTAGAAACATTATCTAATTGCATTCCAAAATATGCGTGACTAGTTGTATGTTCAATTGTTAAACCTTTAATTGAAAGGTGTCTTGGTTGATTAAGAGTAGTTGTTTGTGCAAAGTGAGTTGAACTGTCGCCCGGAACTCTAATTCCGTTTACTGCAACAATACTTGTAAAACTTCCATCTTGTTTTATAACAGTTTTGTCACTACCATCTCCTTCGATATTTGTAAAAGGTGGTAATTTTAATGTTCCGTTAATAACATATACTCCAGCATGAAGATGAAGTGTAACTCTGCTTGTTTCATTTCCAACAGTTGCCGGGTTACAAAATAATTGATCTATTGCTCTTTGTAAAGCAACTGTTACGTCTGTACCATCTCCAGTAATACCAAATGACCTAGCACTAACTAAATCATCTAGTCTAGATTGTAAATCTCTTTTAGTATGATCTAAGGCAGTTATACCTGTTTGTACAGTAGACCCATTTAGGTAAATGTATTGATTGCTTAATTGAAATAAATTGTCGTGTTCTGTTAAAACTTTAGTATTTCCAACATTAGGTGCACCTTCAGCCACAGAGCCATTACCCAAGTATAATTCTTGAGAATCTACTGCCCAGCCAAATTCACCACCTGCAAGTTGGGGTAAACCAGAACCTGCGGTCTTTTTACCTCGTCTAATCTGTATTCTTGATATCGATACAATAGCCATATATGTCCTTATTATTTTATATTTATCGACTGTATCGTGTTTTGAAATTTAGTTCGTATGTTTAATATAGTACTGCTCTACCCTTTTCCACCACATATCTTTATAATCATTGTAGTTTTCAGGTGTTATGTTAAATTGTTGGTATGTAAGATTCCTGCAACATAAAAATACGTGTCCTTGGTTAATATTAGTACCGTACACTTCATTATGTGCTTCTGCATAAGCCACTAACTGCAAATAGTAATCTGTAACCCATTCTTCACGTTTGGGCTTGTTTGACTGTTTAAAGTCTATGATAGCAGGCATACCTTTATATTCTCCTAATATGTCAGTTGTGCCGGCATAAATTTTAGGAAAATATAATCCAACTTCACTGCCCCATATTTCATTAATATCTTTTAATCCATTTTCATATATTTTTTGTGCCATTTTAAAAGCCTGTTGATGATAAGGATTAGAACCGGGTTTTTTCCATTCGCCGTTGTTTACATAATGTTCAAGATGTTTATGCATAGAAGTTCCAACGGTAGTTGCTTCAGCAGTTATTTCTTTAGCTTTTTGATAGCCTACTTTTTTACGCCATTTGACTAAATGAGTTTTGTCTTTAGTATCGTCTAGGATTGTTGTAACACTTGCTAATTTGTCGCCGTCTGGGGTTTGATATACTCTTCTACCTTCAAGTATGGATCGGGACATTTTTTTATATTCATACTTCTCGGTAATTAACGACATTAAAAATTATTTTTCGTTTTCTTGATTTTCTGTAGTCAAAGAATCTATTTTATCTAATTCCTCAGTTCCAGTAAGATTATCGATAGCCTCAATTGGTTCTAATACATCTTGCATTTGTTCCAATACTGTTTGTTCTGGAAATTGATCTGAAGGAACAAAAGGTGAATAACCTTGGTCACTTGCTGATTCATCATCTTCACCAACAATTGATTTTACTTCTGGTACATAGTGCTTTAGCATATCTTCTACACTTTGTTGTAAAGTCATTTTAGACATTGCACAACCACTACAGGCTCCTGCTAATTGTAATTTTACAAATCCTGTTTCTTCGTCAAAGTCCAAATAATTAATGAAGCCATTATGTTGGGCAACTGAAGGTGCTACTTTTTCATCCAAAATAGTCTTGATATCTTTAACTATTTCTTCTTTTGTTCTATCTGTCATCTTGTTATTTTATGTTACTTTTTGTGTAAAGTCAATTAAAATCTTTTGGCGGTAGCTCGTTTAGCCATTTGCTTAATATCTGATGTTTTCTTCTTTTGAGTTATTTCTGGATTTGAATTATTTGCATCTGTTTTTAATGTGATGCCATCTTTATCAAATTTTTGGGTTAAGTTTTTTACGCCAGGAACACTATCGTATCTGTTTTTGAAGTTATTAAAGCTATATTGACCGCCTCCGACATTCTGCATTATTTTATTAAGAGCATCATAATTTAAATAGGCAGTTTGCCCTTTAGAATTTGCACTACTAATTAAATTTCTTAATGTTTGGATAAGGAGAGTGTCGGAAGACTCGGTTAAGCCTTTTTTTTTCCTGTGGACTTTGCTGATAATGTTTCTGCTAGTCTTCTTGACATTCTTAAAATTGATTCTCTTTTGCCTCTGTCTGCTGGTAAATCTCCACCAGTTGCAGGTTCGCTCGCTCCGAAATCGTCTGCTGGAACATCTGCTATATCATCTGTTGGTTCTACTACAGGCTCTTCTGGAGTATCTGTTCCCATTGTTGCTGGAACTGTCTCGCCTGTCAGGACGGCTACGCCTCCTGTTAATGATGTTCTTGTAACTTCTAGTGCTGAGTATAATGATTCTAATGCTGGTTTAACTTGATTAACAAAACTTTCTGATTGCTCTGAGCCTACTTCATCTCTAATTGCATCGCTTAATTCTAACATTGATTCTGTTTGCATAGACGCTGTGTCTTCCATCCAGCCTGTGATTTTGTCAACCATATCTTTAGCCGCCATCACTAATTGTGCATTTTCTTCTGCGCCTTCTTTAACTTGTACGTCTTCTTTTTTCATTGCTTTTTTAATTGCTATATCTTTTGATTTCATATAATCTTTAGAATCGACATCGCCATCTTTGTCATGGTCTTTGCCTCCGCAACGGCAATTGCTATGCTGGCACTGGTCTTTGCCTTTTGCTTCGGTTGTTTTTAAATCTGTTGCTTTCATTGTATCAGTATTTATGTTCTCGGGTGCCATATCGCTAGGGTCTGGAATAGCATCTCCTTGGTCATCAAAGCCTTTTTCTACCATATCTATTGCAGTAGATAGTGTATATTGTGAAGTAGAATCTTTTGCATCTGCTTTTCTTCGTTCTAAATCTGCTATAACTTCAGCTTTAGGTTTAGCCAAGTGATCTGGCTCATCTTGATACTCACCTACTATTTCTTGAGCACCTACATGGATATCTGACATACCACCTTCAATTGCCGCATTTATTACATCTAAAAACATTCTTTGTTTTTGATACTCTTCGCTAGTAGCTAAATTTTCTTGGGCTTGAAGTGTTGAAATTTTGTTGATAGTTCTTGTTTTTGCAGACTCTAATTGCTCCATTGTGAACTTTTTAAGGTCAATACTTTCACCAAACATTTGTGCTAACGTTTGATTCATTTGCTCTGCTGTAACTTTTGCGTTAAATTGCGATATCTTCATTAATAATATCCCCTATATGATTTATTTATCAAATACATACTCATCTAGGCGGTCCCTTAGGTTTAACAAATCATCCCACGCAATATCGTAACGTATATGGGCAGAATCTACAGTAACTTCATTATCAGAATTAGCTATTGTGCTTTTGAATTGTACGCATTTATTGTATTTTGATTGGATTTCTCTATCTAGATTTGTTATTTGTTCTATGTCATCTTCACGATTATCGACTAGGGCTTTAGCTGTTGCAATGGCTCCTGTTTTAGTAAATGTAGTTGCAACTTGTCTATTATACCTTAGGTCGTATATTAAGTTACTATAACCGTTTTCTCGTATTATATAATGCTTCATCCGTATGCCACTACCATTTTTTATAGGTATGCACACCTTATGAATGTTTCTGTCTATGAGTTTTTTTAATTCTTTAGATAGATGTTTTGTATTCATTTCCAACCACAAGCACTTGTCCGTCTTTTACTATTTTTTTAACGACACTTTTGTTTATAAGATTTCTGATTAACTGTTGTTCTCTTTCGGTAAAGAGATCTAAACGACTCTGTTCTTTAAGTTTACTCAAAACGTTATATTCTTCATTTGAGACGTAAATTTTAAAACTGTCTAATATTAATTCGTTAATCTTCATCCCTGTGCTCTTTGTCTTCTTAATAAGTTGTTTATTACAGGATTCAGGTCCTTCTTATTAAGTGTGGTTGTAGGGGGTTCTCCGGGCTGTGGATCAGGGTTTTTAAATGATACTGTATCTGCATCAATTTTGTCTATTTCCATGTCCTTTTCTTGATTTGGGCCAACAGGTATTGGAATCATTTTACCCGGTTTAAGTAAATCCTTGTTGGCGTCTTTATTAATTTGTGTGGCTACTTGTTTTGCTCCTATAGATTTGATAGTTCCTTTTGGAAGAACTCCTGTTGGAACTGGGGCTCCTGTTCCTGAGCCTGCTCCTATTTTTTTCATCAGGCTTTGAATATAATCAGTTTCTTTAATTTCTCTATATCTCATTATCTTATCGATGCCCTTTTCCAGATACTAGGTCTTGTAGCTGTTCTAAATGATGTTCTTCCTCTAACTGTTTGGTGACCTAATCTGTTTAGTTTTGATATACGTCTAGAAAATGTAGCTCTTTTAGTTCTTGCTCTTTTAACTTTAAGTGCAGAACCTTTTCTAGCTTTTGCTCTTTTGATTGATATAATACCAGACATCCTTTTAGGAGCTGTACAAGTTTTAGGATCAGATACAATTCTTCCTTTTCGTACCCCAGCAGTGCAACGATACTTACGTACCATTTTGCCCCCGGTTCTAGACCAGACCTGGACGAATGTTTCACCTACCTGTAATGGGCTTACTACTTCTACTATTTTCATACTTTTCCTACTGTATGAACGTATTTAGCGAATGTGGGGGGTTATATTGGAAATTTTAATAATAGAACTACTATTGTGGAAAGGAGTCCAGCTACTATGGTACCTGTGGCACCTATAATAACTTTAATCATCGACTTGTTACCATGCATTATAGCTTGTTGATTTTGCTCAATTCTAGTTTCTATTGCCTCAAGTCTCTTCTCCAAAGATGCGTATCTTTGGTGACACAACTCGACGTGTGCTTCTAAATTTTTCTGTTCTATACTTCTGGACTCTGCCATTTTTTCTCTCTTCCTAATATTTTTATTATCCAGTGGAAGGGCCTAAGATTACGCCTAAAATGTGCCTTGATTCGTTTAATGTTACTATTTATTGCCAATGTTGTCGTCTTTTTCTACTATTATTATATTATTAGTTTTTAAATCTTGTGTTCTGAACATACTATTGGTTAAACTAATAGTTTCGTCTAATGCATTGATTATAGGGACCAAATCTATGTCTTCTTTTAAATGGCCGATAATTTCACTAACAGGTAAAGGGTCTGCTCTATCTTCCATTGTAAATTCCATAGACCATACATTATGTTCTCCAGTATAGTTCTCACCAAAATTTGTATTTGCCAAATTTACTTTTTTTAATTTTGGATTGTCAATAGGTTCAATATTTGATCTAAATTGGAGACAGTTTTCAAAGGTTAGATAGTTGGCGTTTTGGGAAATAGCTTTTTCGTCTTTGCTATTATTTTTGTGTAACCCTGTTTTTGTAATGTCTACTAATGATAAAATTTTAAATCTCATACACTTTTCTTCTCTTAAGCTAGTTGTACTTATTATAGATGAAAAAAGGGTGCTCAATTTCTTGAACACCCTTAATTCTGAGAATCTAAAAAGTTTAATTCTTATTTTAAATTACAGCACGTATGTTTTAGCTGTAACAGATGCACTGCCCAAATTGATAGAATCAACTGTTCCTAAAGCCTGCACTACATCTTCTAAGTGAGCCGCTAAAGTTTCAGCATTTGTTCCATCATAAGTATCTGTTCCAAAATCACCTTCAACCGCGATTGACATATTTGCGTTTGTGTTGTGAAGTGGGCCAGCCAATACTATATTTGTAATTTGGGAAATAGCTTCTAGTGTTGCCTTAACTGCTGAATTAGGTCCTAATTTAGCATCAACAGCCGCCGCGAAAGCGATGTCCATATGCACTAGATTTCTTCCTGTGTTGTTAAAGTCCACCGCCTCTGACGCTGGATTAACTCTTGTTACTGTCGCCATTTTTTTTCTCCTTTTTTCTCTTAAATGACTTAATCTACGCTCCGTAGATTAAATGTTAAAAAAATTAATATTATATTATATTAACTATTAAGACCAAGTGTCGCCACTGATAGTCGTTGCCGCTACCGTAACTGCTACACCAGTCTCAGTGTCGATAAGCGCCTTTAAAGTCGCCGCCGCACCTGTACTTCCATTACCTTCGTAACCACCTTCTAAGCCTACTACTAGGTCATCAGCCGCTGGTATACCAAGTACTACGATATTCGCTTCGCCAGATATAGCTCTTACAGTTTTGTGAAAAACTGAAGATGCACCTTCTGGAGCAGTGTGAATTCCTGTAGCACCTGTAATTTTGTAAAAATCAATATCTTTCGATAAAAATTCTACGCCATTAGGGTTTGTAATGTCTTTACTTCCTGATATTACTGCCATTTGTTTTCTCCTTTTTTATAAATTTTTAACAATGTTCTGGGGTGCCCAGTAAGAACACCCCAAAAACCTTATTAAAGTTATTAGCGTGAATTACGCCGCT